CTCGATGAAGTCAGCATTGAAAGTAGCCCCAACGCCAACTCCGGAAGTGGAATCTTGCGTGAGGGGATTCGTTGGAGGAACGTCTACCAGACCAACAATCGTGCTGGAGATTCCGGTGATGCCGCCAGTGCCATTCACCGATGTCACAGTGACGCCTTCCCCGATCACGCCGTTGATGAATTCAATTCCGTTGATGTAGACGATGTCCCCGACAACATACCCCGTGCCCGGCGCCGCTGGAACGATGCTTGAAAGCGACCAGACCGAGTTTGCTGCCGGAGTGAATGTGCCGCTCAGAGGAATGGTTGTGGTGTCACCAATAACATCCAAGGTTCCGACGAGAACATTATCGGTCAGGTTATAGATGCTGATGTGGTAACGGTCGACGCCGGGCCCGCTGGCGTTCATCACCACGGCATATTCTTTCTCGCCAAAGTTGGTTAGCGCCCGGAAGAACGTGAGGGCCACTGGAACTGTTGAGGCCGTTAATGTTCCAAGATCGTTCTGCATCACGATAGCTGGACGCGCCATGACGGGCGTGCGCGCACCTTCCAATTCTGGATCGACTATCGCATCTGTGATGAATCCAAACTGAGGATCGTAGGATTCAGTGAAGGAGATGCGCTGCTCAACGGTGTCCGAAACCGAAGACATTAGCTCTGGCCTCGGCGCGCATCCGGCATGAAGAAGATAGAGGTAGGCTCTTGATCCCAGTCCACCATCTCATTGATGTATTTCTCAGCCTTGGCCTCGATAAACTGAATTGTCGCTGGAGGGCACTGGTTTTCCAGTGAAGTCTCTGCGGCAAGACCCCAGCGAAGGGCTTGGAACCACTCCTGCGGGAAGTCAAAATTATCTGTCGGGCCATTGATGTCCGAGACAAGACGCTGTCTCCACAGATGAACTGTGTAGCCCTCCGAGATAAGGTCTGGCGTGAGGTAGATGTACAGCACTCCGTTGGGAATCTGTGCATCGTAGTAGTAGCTGTTTGGAACACCCTGAGAGGACTTATTTCCCAACATCGTATATTCCTCGCGCGACATCGGTTGAAGCTGGATGTCGTTGAAGTTCGGCGCAACCTGATTCAGCCGAAGAAAGCACTCGACGATCTTGAGTGGTCGATCCGTTACGAGGTCGCCGGAGGGGCCAATACGATAAGTGGTTTGACCCTGAACCAAGGGCAGGATGATTTCCTGCACAGTAAAAATCTTCATTCCCTGTGCAGACCATGCTTTCAGCATGATATTCAGGGCTTCGGCCATTACAGTGATTTTAGCCGGGTCGGCAGTCGCGTTGTAATCCAGCCAGCCCTGCAAACGAAGGGCTGAATTAATGACTTGGTCGCGGTTTACGGTGAATGAGGTAGTCATGGTTCTTCATGGTTGAAAAGAAGGGCGCTACCTATCTAAACGGATCATATCACCGCTTTAATCAGTTTACCTGCACGAACCTTCCAGCGACCATGCAGCCTGCAACGGCGAGGCCAGCAATGCCGGAGCTTCCATAAACAGTGCAGCCGGAACCCGTAGGAACAAACACAGGTTCCTGATCTGGCCTTGTCCAAGGCGGCGCCTGAACATCTGGAACCGCCCGAACAAAGTCCTGAGGCTGACGATACTCGAAGCACTTATCGCAGACGTAGATTCCGTCCCATTCAAGACGAAGTACAGATGCCTTGAATTTGAACCCACATCTGTCACAGATCGCATTCCATTGGCCGCCAACATAATAATTGGGAGTTTCTTTCACTGCTCAATCCTCGGCATATCCGGCCACCATAGATTACGCTTTTTCAGATTCTCAATCCACGGCACAACCCTCAGATTGTCATGCACATGCAGGCCACAGACATAGGGCGACTTGAGTGGAACCATGTGATCGACATGGTGCTGAATTCCGGTTTCAGCCGTCAGCCTCTTGGCCTCAGCATAAAACCGAGATATTTTTTCCATATCGACCCATTTTGGAATCGCGAACTCCTTTAGCGCACGTCGAGTCCGCTGACGGAAGGCATCATAATCTTTATTTCGTTCTCTCCAATAATTCACGCGAAACCTATAAAAATCGGGATTTTTCTCCCTGCGCGCATTTTGCTGCGCGTTTAATTTTTCCCGATTTTTCGCCTTGTAAACTTTGTCTCTGTCAGAGAATTTATTTTTATTTTGAATGTAATACAGATTTAAATGAGCCTTGTTCCCGGCCCTCCAAATCTTGTTCTTAACGCCCCTGCATGACTTGCATTGGTAAGTAATTCCACGGCTTTTGCTTCTATCCACGGAAAACTCTGAGCGCGGTTTATTCTCGCGACACTTGGAACAAACCGAACTCAGCACCTCCAGTGCCATGCCGGACTTGGTTTAGTACTTCACTGTCTCAAGGATGATCGAGTACGACAATGTGCCCGTCGACCAACCTTGCGTTGACAGCGCAATCTTGCCGTTCGGCGTACCGGCATTGTTTGGAAGGCCGCCGAAATGCCGATAAGGCATGACCAGACGACCATTCAAATCCTCAATGCGGGTTGCGTTGGGCTGAGTGCCATCCACATCCCACCAGAGCGTCACCGTGAGGCCATCTTCGATGTTGGCGTCGATGTACATGACGCGCAGTTTCGTGGCCTTGGTGTCGCCCTGAGTGGTGATGGACGACAGAGTCGCCGGATCAACAACGATGGTGTACGCCTGATCACTGGTGTCCAGAGTTCCGATCAGCTTGAAGCACCCGTTAAAGGGGCCGTCGATGATCTTCTGTACCGCCGAAGAATTAGCCATGACAACTCCTTAGTACGGGGTGCGTTCTTTGGCGGTCATCAGGAAATCAACAGTCGCGGTTTTAATCGCCGCGCCGCCGTTCACGATGCCAACAGCAGGAGCCAACGTTACCGCTGTCAAAGCAGCGCCATTCGTTCCAACTGCAATCGACCCAACTGGCATGAAGTTGAAGTAGAACTCCACCTTGCTCACGCCGTCATAGCGCGCGCTCAGGAAGAACTTTCCGCCATTGACGATTGGAGAGAAAACGGTCGACGCCGGGGCGCCAAACTGGTTCGGGAACGGCCACGTTGCAGGCAGGTTCGTCGGGAAAGCAACCGTTGTAACAGCGCTACCCACGGCATAGTTCATCGTGAACACCGTGCCGCCAGCAGCATTGTTGAAGTAGAAGCCGTCTGTTGGAGCCGTAACCGTAGCTCCGGCATTAATCAGGCCAAAAGTGAAGGATGGCGTTGTGACATCGGCAAGGGAGAATTCGCCATGAATCCACGAACTCTTGTTCGCTTCCAGAACATGATTGCCGGGAGTCTTCTGGATAAAAGCTGCATCTGATGCAACAGCCGTAGTCGACAGCAGCAACAGACCATTGCCGCCTGCGGTTAAAGCGGAGGTCGGAGTGCCAGCGCCGGACAAAGTCCAATCGGCCGCCACATACTGGAAGAAATCCGTGGAGAACACAGACATCTTATTGGGATCAGGAATGAAAATCCCTGCGAGGGGATGGGTGGGCGGATTGTTGGTTACGCCCGGATAAAAACGAGTAGGTCTTGGTGATGCCATGTGAATCTCCAAAGTAGCGCCCCGTTTTACGGGGGCGCGTTATCCGCGCTACGCGGAGATTGCGGGTATTAGCTACCCAGTTTGGACTGCTTGCCGCCTTCGCCGGGGAGCATCACGCGGTTGTCGCCGCGATAATGATTGCACCCGTTGACGATGTCGGTTTTCTCGGTCTTGAACTGCGTGATCTTGGGCATCGGAGGATTCTGGCCTTTCCAGCCATCCACCATCGAACCCGAACCATGCACGCCGGTCTGACCTTTGCGCTCTTTGCTGACCATGTGATTCTCCTTACGAGCCCTGTGAGCCAAACACGCCGCGAGGGTCGGTAGCGCCGAACGAATAACGCTCGTAGCCCTTTGCCTTGGCGTTCTTGGTGTCGAAATCGTTGTCCTGATCGAAGTCGACTTCCTCACGAATGTAGTGCTTCATGCCGTTCGGGCAGTTGGTTCGAATGAACCATGCCGTTGAGGACGAGAAGTAGTGATTCATGTGGATGCCCTTCGGGAAGGCATTGATCGCGCTGACCACGTTCACATCGTTGTTGGCGGTGCCGGTCTGGAACACGCTCTTGACGATGCGATTTGCGGTGAAGAACAACTGACGCGGGATGTGCAAGCTCTGCGACTGGAGATTGATGAGCAGGCCACGGTCGCTGGTAGCGCCCGCAATCTGGATCAACATATCTTCCAAGGCAGCTTCCGACAGATTCGCGGCGGTTGCCAACTGGTTGCTGTACGTGCCGCCCGAGGTGTTCGGGTGCGCCGTATTGATGAGGCTTACGCCGTCAGCAAGAACCTGAGTTCCGGAGAACGCGAGGTTGTACACGTTTGCAGCCACGTTTTCCTTGGTCTGGCGGAACGACATTGCCAGAGCGCGGGCGCGGCGGCGCGAGACTTCCATATACAGGTTGTCGCGCAGTTCTTCGTAGGTAACGATATAGCCGAGGCCATACGCTACGTGGGTGTAACGCTGGATCGGGCCTTGAAGCTCCGAGTCATACGCCGTGCCCTGACCCTGTGGCTTGACCGGAGCCAGACCAAAGCCAGTGACCTGTACGTCTTCTTCGTAGTTCTTTTCCGAGCGGTCGGTTTCAAACAGAGCAGGGAATTCTTCCTGATGCTCGTCGTAAACCTGACCCCAGATGGCTTTCACACCCGGCCACAAGAGCTTGGGGTGACTGCCTGTAGTGATAATACCAGCCATGGTTATCTCCTATTACAGACCGGCCGTGGCGTTGTTGCCAAAGTCGTGGATGTTGAATCGGACAAGCCATGCTGCGTAAGGGCCTGCGGAATTACCCGGCGTCAGCTTAAGACCAACGATCTTGAGCGGCAGGGTATTGGTGGTTGCGATGCTGCTGGACAACAGCACTGTTGCCGAAACAGGTGACGGAGCCGTTGGGTTGGCGACCGTGTAACCGGCGTTTTTGCCAACAGCGGTAGCGACCAGATTAGCGGTCGTGATGCCATCGTCCGTGATTTCAAACACAACAGTCGGATCGTCCACAACGTACAGGTAGTAATCCTGAGACTTGGTGGCCGGTGCGTTGATGACGTTCAGGGTGACGCCGGGATTCGCAGCAATACCAACGATAACGCCGCGAGCCGGGGTGGCATCGCTTGACGCAGATTTGGTGCAGCGAGGAATACCGATAGCGTCGGAACCGGCGATTGGCTTGACGATGTCACCGATGTTGTACTGATTGGTGTCCGCTGCCGGAATCCAATAAGTGGTGATCTGTTCGTTCCAAGCAACGCCATTGCCCTGACGGATGGGACTAAGCCCACGCGGTGCATTGAGGTTTGCCATAAAAACTCCAGTAAGTAGAAAAAGGTTTAACGACGAGTGATTTTCACATCGCCGTAGAAATTACCCCTGTCTGCCGCACGGAGGCCGTCTTGAGAAACCTTGCCGATGGATGCATTCACCTCATGGGCACGCTTTTCAATAATGGCCTGATCCTGCTCCCATAAATCTTGCTCGATTTCCATGAGATAGGCATACAGCGGGGCACCGCCTTCCTTCGTACCTACTAGCTTCCGAACTTTTGACCCTTCTCCGGTCGAACTTTCGTGTTCGGTGACATAGTTGTACCACGCCGCTTCGGCTTCTTGCAACGTGTTGCCTTCATCGTTCATCCAGCAGCGGTGATAGCCGGGACGTTCTGCCGCAGCAAGTTTGAGTTGCATACCACCAAATGCTCTACGCTCGGCGCGGGCCGGGCGGTCTTTCACATCGCGCGGAATCTGCTCGGGATCAATCCGACGAGCGGGTGCTTCCGCGCGCTGACGGGACATCTGTTTCTCGTCTCGGCGTCTGGATGCGGCCTTTTCGCGGGCATCCTGTAGCTTCGCCATGTGTTCCGGAGAAAGGGTTTTGCGGCTCGTCTGTTCGGTATTTTCGTTCATGTTATTGCTCCATTATTCCCACTGGTAATGCTTGGCGTATTCTTCGCGGGACTTGATGTAGCCCTGCTTGATGAAGGTGTCACACTGTTTCTGAGCGTCCGCAGGAAGGTTTGCGTAAGTACGCTTGCCGTTGCCTGAACCGCCACTATTTCCGCCTGCGCTGGCACCTTCGACGGCGTTGCCACGACGAACCTGCGTTGGGGTGAACTTGTGAGGAAATTCTTTCTTCACGCGCTTCACCATTTCCGACAAAAATGCATCCTTATCCTTAACGGATTCTGGATTTTCCTTCGCCATCTTGGTTGCAATCACGTTGGCGGCGGCCGTCATGACATCGTCCTGACCGTACCACTGGTGAGACTGATTCCACTGGGCTACAACCGGATCAATTTTCGGCTGTTCCTGCTCGACACGAGGTTTTGGCTTGTGTTGGGCCAACTGCTCAAGATCATTCTCGGCACGCTCCAGCGCATCGCCATCCGCATCCACGATGGCCTGCTTGCGGCGAGCCTTAAGTTCGGCAACTGCTCTCTCATAAGCCCTCTGCTCGATACCGCCTTGGAATTCTGCAAACTCCTTGGCTGACTTGCGTACTTCTTCCAATTCTTTCTGGAGGCGAGCGTTCTCCTTCTCCACGCGGTTCATGTTCTGCCGAAGAATGGGATTCGTCTTCTCGCCATAGTCGATGAATTCCTCAGCGGAGCGCCATTCATCTGGGTTGCCACGATATTCTTCCTTGGGACGCCAGCCAAACTTTCGGGCCTTGGCCTCTACTTCGTTTTCCTGATGTTCATCTTCACCAGTTGTCTGTTTCTGCTCGCCTTCGGCGCCGGGTTCAAGCTCTGTATCAAGCTCAACTTCCAGATTGGTTTCTTCGGTTCCACTCATGTCTTTCTCCTGTTAGGCCGCTTTCTGCGTCTGTTCGTCCTGATTCTTCCAGCCAATCAGGCATTTAACTTCAAGGTCGTTGATCAATCGGTAGCAGCTTCGACCGTCTTTGGTTGTGCGCTTGTCGATCAACATCCCGGCGTACTTGGCGATAATCACGCGATCACCCACCTTCACGTTTGAATACGCGCCGGACTGGTCATCCCAGCAGGACGTACCGAAATCAAGAATCACCGCCTCTACCTGCGCCATGCTCTCGCGGGTCTTTTCAGATTCCGAGAAAACAACGATGCCTGACTTGGTGGTTTCCTCAACCTCCTGCAACTCCACCAGAACCGTGCGACCCAATGCTGACAAACCTGTTTTCTGATCCATTATTCCTGCTCTCCTAGTGATTCGATGTGGTCAATGGTGTTGCGCAACGTCAGGGCTGACCCTATGGCCTTTGAGTTGCTGTGGTTGTCCATGAGCTTGTCATTGGCCCACTCGCTTTTGACCTCGTCCAACTCACTTTGCAGGAGTTGAATCAGCTCCTTTGTCTGCGGCATTGCCTTCCACTGCGCCCAATCCGCTGGCGTCGATAGCGAGGTTGCCGATGTCGATAGCTCTGTCATGTTGCTGTTGTCCTAACTGGTTCATTAACGACATCATGTCTTTGAGGTCATCCATACGTCTGTTACGGATGGACAACTCCATTTCCAAGAGCGCGATGTCGTGTCCGCTCTTGATTCCGCCAGCCTGCGCAATATTGAGCGCAATCTTGGACTCGGTTTCCTTGATTCCTTCCAGTGTTTCGAGAACCTGCATCGCCAACTTGACCTTGTTGTCCTGCATTTTCTGCTGACCCTGTTGGGCTTGGAGCGCAACCTTCTGTTGAGCGGTCTGCTCTTTCATCAACTTGGGATCGGGGCGAGGCTGGATGGCGTTCGGGCCCTTCGGATCGGGAAGAAGGGCATCAATGTTCGGTTCTTTCAGGGCTTCCAAGGCTCTGCGGTTGGCCTCGTAAATATTGAATCCCGGTGACGCCGTTGCCATCGTCAAAACCGTCTGAGCGCGCGCAAGTCTCTGAGAATCAGACATGACATTCGGGTCAGCAGCAGGGCGAATTCCAGAAGGATCGGCCGAGTAATCCTTGTTGGTCATCTGGAATGGCCCAGTGGGCTCGTCCGGAAGAAAATACTTGTTCAAGGTATATAGTTTCTGGAATTCATCCTTGAGAGAACGATAGTTTCTCTTGATGATGCCGTTCAGCACTTTAAGGCCTGACTCCATTGCGTTACGTGAGGTTTCAGCGGGGGTGTTCTGCCCCGGAGTCACGCCTACATTGAGGTCTGTGGCGCCTCCAATTCTCTCTCCGTAGCCAATCAACAGATCAAGGAGTTTGAACAGCACGGCAGAGGGCTCACGGATCGGCAGCGGAACGATATTCTTGGACAGATCATCACCTGTTGACTCGATACGCTTCCACTCACCCGGTCGGAAATACATCTCGCCAGACTTCGAGCGGATTCCTTTGCCCAAGAAACCTCCTCCGGTGTTCGAGAGGGTTCCAGCGTCAATCAACTGGTTGACGAGGGTGTTGATGGACTCATTGATCGGGTAGAGCAGGGAACCTAAACCGATGTCGTAGAAACCACCATCCGGAGAGGGGATGAATGGGAACTTCACGAAGTAATTTTCAGCCTTGATGCGAAGAACCTTGTCCTTCATCACTTCGTCCATCCAGACGATGTCAGCGTCGATGAAGCGAGCCACCACGCGAACCACTTTCTGGGTTCCAAGATGAACCGTGACAACATACGGCTCGCGGTATCCATCCCCGTCAAGATCAAGGCAACGGTGCTGTTCGATAAATTCCAGAGGAAGATCAGTGTCGCTTCCTGTATTCGCAGGCGGCTGCATTCCCTGATTCTTGTCTTTGGCCTGTTGAAGCTGAGAGTTTTCACTGGTCAAAGGGACGGGAGCGAGGTCTATATCGAGGAAAAGGCCCTTCACTCTGCGCTCGTACACCTGATTGCTCGACAGACGGATAAGATGTGAGATTCGCGTATCATCCGAAAGTGATTTGGTGTAATAACTCACAACCAAGTCATCTGGCATGACGATGTCGCTGACGTTATGACCTCTCAGGGAGTCGTAGTAGGTTTTCTTGAAGGCACACCCGACGATGCATTGAACAATCAAGGCCTTGTCCATGTTTTCCTCCCAAGCCGAATCTTCTTCGGTCAGTTGGTAGGTCATGTGGGCGGCGATCTTGGCGCCTTGTTTATTCCGAGCCCCGTCAGGATCAGGGCCAAACACCTGATAACGAACGATGTCATTGGGTGAAATTAGCGCAGGATAGGCTCGGGCGTGATACTGGAGAGCAGCAATCGTGAGCAGGGGGAATTTCACGTTCGATGCCCCTGTCCACGGATAGGTCTTTTCAGAAACGATCTGGAGAGCTAACTCCATAGCTTTTTTGGTCTTGGTTTCCCAATCGGATCGGGTTGATTTATCAGCCTGATACTCCTGCACGCAGACGGAACCCAGTGTGGCTAGGTAATCGTCTGGAAGCATGTCGGCGATATTGGGCTTATCCGCCAACTCTTTGAGGTTGAGAGGGTCTTCCAGTTCCAAGCGAGGCGCGCGTTCAGTATCCACAGGTTTCACTCCTTCCAGCAGCTAAACCGCGTCTGCTTTCCTGATATTCAGCGAGGTCTTCTTCCTCCTGAGTTTGAGGAGAAATCAGTTCATCGAGCATCTGTCCTAACAGAGACATCGCGTCCACTCTATCATCGTGCTTTCCTCGCGGGAACTGTGTCATCTCTGTCAACAGCCCATCAAACCATCCGGATTCACGATCAAACCTCACCATCTGGGCTTTCATTCGGCCCTGAATACTTCTCGCGCGGGTGATCTTGTCGTTGGTCGAAGACTTGGTTTCGATGTTCATGTAAACCCGTCGACGGAGCATTTCCGTATTCAGGATCGGGCCGATGGATTTCTCCAGCACGCCTTTCTCCAGAAACAGAACGGAGGCATCGTACTTAACCCACAGATCGAACAGTTCGTTGATGATTTCCATCGAATCAAGACGTTTAACAACACAATCCACTACGCAGATCGTGTCCATCTCATCCACGCCCACAACGATGATGGCGGTGTAGTCCGCGTGATCTGCCTTGGAGACGGCCAAGTCAGCGGAGATGTAGTAGGACATGCGCTTTCTTTGATGGCGGATGTAGTCCCCTGATTCCATGGGAACGAACCATTCCTTCTTGAAGTAGGCGTTCTCCTCGGCTACAGGCATGTTCAGGTATTCCTGAGAATAACCTTCAAGATTTCCCTGAGACACATACATGGAGCGAATCTGCATGAGGCGTTCACGGGGGAACTTCTCGGGCCACAACAGATCGCGGAAATGCTCTCCATGAGCTTTGAATCGACGGGATTCCCACATACCGTCTGAAAGGAGACGTTCCAGCAGAGAATCCATGTGCAGAATGGTTCCGGCGACCCTGTAAATGCAGTGGTCGCCACCGGCAGGAAGGAGGGCGTTCAGGAACCAGTTTCGCACCTTCTCGCGGCGCTCCTTGTTCATCACCTGCTCGTCGTTTTCCATGTCGTCGCAAATGACGAGGTCTGGACGCTTTCCCCTCCATTTCAAACCACGAACCTTCTGTTCTGTGCCTCTTGCGACAATTCGGAATCTTCCAGCCTTGGTCACAACAGAGATGTCGGACTCAGTATCTCTCAAGAATTTGGGGTGAATGCCAAACTCCCGAATCAACTCCTCGTTTTCTTTGAGCTCGACTTTGATGTCGTTCAGGAAGGAAATCGCTTGAGTTTCGGTATCCGAGACGATCAGGGCGAACTTCCTGTCCCCAAACAGAAGGGCGGCGAGCAGGTAAGAGTGGGTGATGGAGGTGGACTTGGCGAAACCACGGGGAGCGGCAATGGCGCAGTTCTTTGAATCAGAACAACAAATGGCCCACAGGGTTCTATGAAACTCCGGAATCGGCGCAGGATTATCGAATCGAGGCTTCAAAAACACCTCAACGAACCCTTCGATTAGTTCCGGGGTGAGCTTCATTCGCCGTTCATAACCCGATCAGAGGGGGAGCCCAAGGCAATTCCAGCCTTGATCCACTCTAAAGTCTGAATCACTGAACCCAGTTGAACAGAGCGAATGTGGTCACTCATGTCGTAACAACTGGCAGTATCGAGAAGGGCTTGTTTGCGTTTGCAAGCGGCAATCTCGGCATCAATCACAGCCATTGGGGTTTCTACGAAGATCATGCTGGGTCTGGCTCTTGTTCGATCAGAGCGCCTTTCTTGCCGCTGGCGCCAATCTGTTGAAGTTTCTTGGCAAGGTTCCCAAGGTTCTCATCCCGACGAATACTGGTAGGTTGTCCCCGGATCAACTGGCGTTTGTCAGTAGCAATCGCAGCCATCAGCATGGCGTCACGAGCTTTCACCTGCACCATTTCTCTGGAGCCGTCCTTCATCAGCACTTCCTCTCCGTTTTCCAGTCGGTCAATGACGGCGGCAGTGGAGAGTTCGATGATCTTGGAGAGGCGGGAATCCAACAATTGCCCCTGACGGAATCGGGCAATCTCGATACAGATTTCCCACCATGGCTGCTTTGTCCACAGATTGAACGTCTGTTGAGGGATGTTGAAAAGGGCTAGTACGGGTTTTTCCTCTCCGTAAGAGAGAAACGCCGCCGCTGCTTCAATCTTGAATTCCCGCGTGTACCACTGTCCGTTTTCCCCTTTAGTAATAGGGATTTCCTGTAGCGAGCCGAATTCTTCGTCTTCGGTCATGCAAAGGGCCTCTGGAAGTTATAAGGCTTGCCCGCGAGGAAGGCTTGAGTCTGCTGGATGGCCTCTCCTGAAATCACCATCTCGGTAGAAAATCTAAGTCCCCTCCAGCCCATCAAAGCGGCAAGGTTATATTTGGTGAGGTCAGCTTCGTACCCGGCGGCGCGGGTGTGTCGACCGCCATTCCATAAGCCCCCTTCAACCTCGACGTAAATCTTCTGGTCGGGCCAAGCGAAGTCGAAACGGAATCGACGGGTAGGACAGAAGCGGTATTCCCGAATGGGGGCAGGGAGTTCGTAGGCAGTGACATGGAAGGCAAAGGCTTCCTCGCCTTTACTGCGAACAGATGGTTTCGCTTGCTTCACTCTGTCTCCTATCTTAGAAACGACAGAGCCGATTCAGGTTGAGGGATGCCTCCCTGCCTTCGTGTGCCTACGGCCTGCCTTAGTGATCTGCTCATTGCAGACCAGCGCGTGAGTGATAATGTATAGGAAGATTACAGTCTGTTCAACAGTTCGCAGTATGTGGGCCAGTGAACATCCAACTGTTGGGCGAGCAACATCTCGATTCCGGTAGAGAAATGATGCTCCGGCATGTAAGGGGCGTCCTTGGCGAAACCCGGCTCATCCTCGACAGTCTTGGCTCCGGCGAGTTTTGCCAGTTCCCAAGCCTTGTCGAACTTCATGATTTGGGGCTCTGAGATGCCGCGGTGTTTGCACAGATGGCTTTCAACCAACTCGTGAACCGCAATCAGAAGTTCGTACCGCCAGTCTCCCATCTCGGAGACTCGAACCTGCTCCGTGCCATCGGGGTCAGTCCAGTAATCTCCAACAGTGTCGTAACGGTGGGTGTCGTGCGGGATCGTCTGGATGTTTACTTTAATGGTCATTAGGACTTCTCCGGATATATTTGCCGAGAGCGGGACACAACTTCCTCAGCTCTGGAGATGGCTTCTTCGCCGTCTTTCTTCCATTCTGCAAGATAGGCTGCGCGAGACTCCTCATCCGTTAGAAACTCAGCAGAATCGAAATCCTTGAGATTCCCAAGATTAATCACCTCGTATGGCATGCCTATCTCCAAGCGTTGATTTTCAGGGGGCGTTGATACTTGTTCCGCTTCAAGGGCTGCCCACCCAATGCCCATAAATCCAGATTGGTTTTAACACACAGCTTATCGAGCATAGCGGCCTGACCGCCGAACTTCTCCTCCCAAGTGCTTGTGCCGATCCGATGAATCCCTTCCTCTCCGGTGTGATGCTTCTCACAGAGAGGAATCTGCAACCAGTCACTCACCTTCGCCGCAGCAGCCTTGTGAACCCCGCGATACCTCATCGACCCACCACCGGCATGGTGAAGCTGAACGCCGATACAACCACAGGCCATGCAGGGGGTTTGCCGGAGGCCTTCCAGATGATCGGAAAGAATCATGCAGCAACATCAAGATCGGACTGCCTGATCTGATAGCGGTTCATCCTGCAACCGCATCGGTCGCAACAGGGTTTTGCCAGCGCGTTCTTTGGGTATTGATTCCAGCACTTCTCACAGCCCAGAAACCACTCACCTAAAGACATGCCGGATAAATCAAACTGATGTTTCACATCTTTACGATCTTCCATCTGAACCTCCTATCTGAATTGGTGCGCCCTGCTGGAATCGAACCAACGACCAACGGATTAACAATCCGCCGCTCTGCCTCTGAGCTACACGCCAAAATCAGTGCGGGCGCTCTCGGATACGCTAGCCACCGGGCCTCAATAAGGATGCCGGTCGGGTATTCCGCACGCCCCAAGCATAGCGCCTGCAACCACCGTCAGCAATCCAAAGAACCGAATATCGCTTTAAGAAAAATATATCCGCGCGGCAGAGCATCCACGTATCCCACAGCCAGAACAGATAGACCCCGTACCCCTGTAAAACACGGGACTCCTGACAGATCAAGGAAACAAGACTTTAAAATTATATGGCCGTTGGATTGAGTGCTGCTAATAAAACAATCCATTAACATTTCCCCTCCCCGCCCGCTGGCCGTCTGTCCCGTCCTCCCCCTGCCTCCCAGATCGACGCTATGGCCCCTAGGATGCGTTCTAAGCCCTGTCTGTGTCTGTCCGAATACCACCATGGCACCCCACAGACTAGAATGCACTACAGGCCCTCCTGTGCGGTATTACTGTCTAACAGCGTGAGCGATAAGCTTGAGGTACTACAGTTAACCATTCGGTTATCCGTATGAACAGATGGTATACAGTTGTATATCACCGGGATTGGGTTAGGTGAACAGTACTAATAACAGTAATTCCGTAGTAATCCTACACAGACAGATAACAGACAACAGAGGTATTCAGTAGGTTAACAGCCTGTAGTACTACAGACCGGGCGCGCGCTGGCGCTGGCCCGGACGGTGGTTAGCAGGGGATAACAGACAGACAGTTATCTGGCAGTAGAACTGTAGTACTACTGTATTACTGTAGTTATCGCGTGCGCATGTGTACGCGCATACGCGGGGGAGTGATTGGTTATTTTTTAACCAGCCATAACTGTGATGAATTATCTAATACTTACGCTGGTGACGAGATAGCAGGGCTTGCCATAGTTCAGGTGCGGCGACTGTCAGAACGCAACAGACGCGCTCCCAAGTGGCTCTGTGTCGAAATAGATTCTTCCTATCCATCTTTCACACTCGATTGGTTCATGCCGAAACTGCGCATTTAGACCTTGATCATGTGCTGTCTATATTGCTTTACAATTCTTTACACTACATATAAATACTGTTGTTTCATGTAGTTACAGTGTATTTCCTATTTCCTTACTATTTCCTATTGATATGTGCCTATGTGCCCCTACAATGGCTCTACCTGCAATCCGCAGTGTGCAAGCAAAAGGATCAAGCAACCATGAATATCACTCTCATTAAAGCAGCCCTCGCCATGCGTGGAATAACGCTGCGTAAGACTGGCCTAGGCAATGAAATCCGCGTGAACTATGCCAACGGCCGCGAGGCTACCGCCTATTACACAGACGATGCACAAGACGCGCTGGATACTGGCCTCTCTATGGCCGACCACAAGGACGGCAAACTGGCAAAGGCCATGTACTGGCAGGCACAGGCTGACCTGTACGGCGGTTCCATCCAACAGGATACGGCCGTGCGTTTCCAATCCGAACTCGCTGCACTGGGGGCCTAAGCCATGTCTACCCGCACCACTAATGCAGAACTCGAAGCCCTCGTTCATCGTCTGAACGTGGCCACCAAGTCCCCACTGACCTACTACGTAGGCGCTACCCGTCAAACCTCAATCGGCCACTACTTCATTGAAAGTTCTTGCGGGCGCGTCAATGTGTCGCGCATTGCCAACAGTACAGGCGCGTCTAGCGATGCTCTAGGCATGGTCGGACATGGCTCTAAGGCTGAATGTGCGGCTGCCCTGCGCGGCGCTGTCGCCATGGCTGAGGACTCCAGCTACGTAGACCACAAAGCCCGCAAAACGATTGAGCGCATACAGATAGCGCGCTACGCGGCTGACATTCTGCTTTCGCATAACCCGCACTGTGAGCTCGCGTTAAAGGGCTTTCAGGAAGACGCCTACGCGATTCTTGATGAATCCAGCAAGTAACCCAACAGACAGATAGGAATTAAACCAATGACACAACACAATTTTGAAGCCATCCGCGCAAAGCTGGAGTCCTTCCCCGTCAAGCGCATCCAAGGCATTGTCCGTCACTCGCACGGACTCGCCTCCGCTGGTTCGTTTGATCTTGACCGCGACGAGCGCACCAACACAAAGCCCAAGCTCGTCGACTACGCCGTTAATCTGGCAATGATTAACACGTCCATCGCGCATTTCATGGCGAACATCACCGACGCCGAGCCCATCCCAAGCGCGCAGGAGCCCGCCCCAGCCCCGTCTGCCCCTTCCCCTATGCCCGCGCCTTCTGCGCGCCCTGCGGCTAATCCTGCGGCCGCAGGCGATGCTGCCGCGATGATCCAACAGGCCATGGCTTTGCTTATGTCTGGCGCGCGTCCGGGCATTGACGAGGAGGCGGTTAAACGTATCGTCGACGAGGCAGTCTCAGGCATCAAGCCGCGTGAAATTGTGGTGAAGATTGCGGACAAGCCTGATTACAACAGCCCTGCACGTCAGCATCCCTCGTTTGAGAAAGTGCTGCGCCTTGCGGCCCAAGGGATCAACGTGTTGCTCGTCGGCCCTGCGGGCTGTGGCAAGACGCACCTTGCGCACGAGGTTGCCAAGGCCCTTAACAGGCCCTTTGGCAGTGTGAGCTATTCCGCTGGAGCGTCAGAGTCGTGGCTGTTGGGCCGTCTGTTGCCTACGGGCGAGGGTGGGAAGTTTGAATATCAAACCTCCCGCTTTGCAGAGCTTTATCAGGTTCCATCCGTGTTCCTTCACGATGAACTGGATGCGGCTGACGCAAACATGCTCATCACCACTAACAGCGCCCTCGCCAATGGCGGATTCGATAACCCAGTGTCCGGTTCGCGTCTGACCCGTCATGCGGAGGCTGTGCAAATCGGCTCTGCTAACACGTTCGGCAATGGTGCGGATGCGATGTACGTAGGCCGTGCCCAGTTGGATGCAGCTACCCTAGACCGCTGGTACATCGTCAACGTCGACTATGACCGCGCACTGGAACAGGAGCTTGCCCCCTCTCACGTCTGTCAGTTCGTATGGAAACTCCGCGAAGGCGCAAGCCGCGCAAAACTTCGCCGGGTTATCTCTACCCGTATGGTTCAGAAGGGTGCCGCTGCACTGTCGGCCGGTCTGTCGTGGGATGAAGTCAAAACCGATCTGTTGAGCGGCTGGACAAAGGACGAGCTTGCCAAGGTAGGTGCGTAATGTTCCAACACAAAGATGGAACCTACGTTACCTCGCTGGACTCCGTTTCTGAGTTCGTCGAACAGGCCATGCTCCCATGCAATATCCCGCATAACGCCGTGCAAGCCCAAACCGAAAAGGGGAGCACCTTGCATAAGAACTGGCACGGTATGTCCGGCACCTTTGAAGACCTCTCCCGCGTTATGCGGGAGGGCGATCAAGAGGGCGCGGACAAGGTGCGAGATATGGCGGACGGTCTTTCCGTGCCGCTACTGGATAGCATCCGTCGCCGTCCGCAGTGGGCTGACCAAGGCGAGGAGGTTTGCATGGATAGGGTGAGGGGCGGCCAGTTGGATGTTGCATGGCGTAGGCCCTCGCGCCGCATGATCAACATGCGCCCCAACGTGCATCTGGTCGTGGACTATTGCGAGAACGGCAGTATGGATGCGGCTTGTCTGTCGCTGCGCGGGGCCGCTTGCCTCGCGCTGGCTGACCTCCTGAATGCGGCCGGGTATAACGTCAAAATCAGCGGTTATCAGGCTGGCCGTAATGCGCCCATGAGTTCCGTTGAGTTCCTGACCATCAAGGACTATCAATCACCCATGGACGTAGCTTCATTGTCGTCTGTTGTGTGTCTGACGGCGTTCTTTCGGGTGATTGGATTCATGAAGATCATCAAGACCGCCGACGATACAAAACAGCCTGTTGCAGATGGCTACGGCCATGCCCGTCATCTGACCAATAAAGAGCTTTTGAGCTATGGACTTGTCGGTGCAAACGAGCATCTGATTACAGTACCTAATTGGCAGTCTGCAAACCTCAATAAGGCGCGTGAATGGTTGTCTGGTGCCATCCTCGCCCCCGGACAGGAGGGGCCGCCTAGGCTTTAACGGGCGGCCCTACATGGGCCGTCTATTAAAGCCGGGTAATTCCACCCGGTAGCAATGGAGTATCAGTTATGTCCAATACGTTAAAAGATGCAGTAAAGGCCGCCAGCGTTGCACAGATCGTCTATCACGGCGAACAGGTGACACTGCCTGTCGGGATGGGGATTGATGCCGCGATTGACCTCCTACAGCGCCGCAAGGCCTATGAAGGCGAAAAGGTGGTTATGCGCGAATCGTTCGATGTGTTTCCGTGGGATGGGGCTCATGCTCTGGATGCTGTGCTGACCCGCAAATATGGCTGGAGCCCTGCACAAGCCTCGCCCGGCATGTTCGGCCCTACGCCTCCGCAGCTTATGGCGATTGAAGTGGCGCCCGGCGTGAAGAAGAATATCGCATGGGGTGATTTTGGCCTCCCGAATGTTTCCGGTGTGGTGAAGACCAGCTACACGCACCGCGAAGGCCGTATCGTGTTTGAAGTGATTGCACAGATTTTGCGCAAGGATGAAGCCACGATTAAAGACCTGTTTGACGCCGTGCGCAAGGAAACGGAAACGAACTCGATCTACCGTGGCAAGGCGATCAAAATCCGTTTTCGTGACGAGAGCGGCGAAAAGCTCCAGATGCCCGAGCCGCGTTTCCTGAATACGGAAGATGTGGACGAGTCGCTGTTGGTCTATCCGGACTCCGTGCAGCGGGCGATTCATACCAATCTGTTTACGCCGATCACTCGCGTGCATGACTGCATTGCCAACAACATTCCGGTTAAGCGTGGCGTGCTGTTGGGCGGCACGTTCGGCACGGGTAAGACGCTGGCGGCGAAGGTGGCAAGCAAACTCGCGGTTCGCGCCGGTATCACTTACGTGTACGTGCCCCGCGCTGACGAGTTGAGCGATGCTATCGAATTCGCCAAACAGTATCAGAGCCCGGCTTGTGTGGTGTTCTGCGAAGACATCGACCGTGTCGCCTCGGGTGAGCGTTCTGTTGCCATGGATGACGTACTCAACATCATCGACGGTATCGACACCAAGAGCGCCAACATCATTGTCGTGCTGACCACCAACAACCTGCCGAGCATTAATCCGGCCATGTTGCGTCCGGGCCGTCTGGATGCAGTGATTGAAGTGCTGGCGCCAGATCAGAAGGCTGTGGAACGTCTGTTGCGTCTGTACGGCGGCAAGACCATCTCGGAAGGCGCTGACCTGAGCAAAGCCGGTGCATTGCTGGCCGGTAACATTCCGGCCGTCATTGCGGAAGTGGTGAAACGCGCCAAGCTCGCGCAGTTGGCACTGCAAAAGACGGGAACTGCCGTTGAAGAAATCACGGAAGACGCCTTGATCGACGCAGCGGAAACCATGAGCGCGCAAGTGAATCTGTTGCGCAAGTGCGCCGAAGAAGAACACGCCGTGAAAGAACCGACCTTGCATGATGTTATGCAGGGCATTGTCGCCAAGTCGCTGGCGAAGACCAACGACAAGATCGACGCCGTTCACCGCGAAGTTGCATAAAGCAGGCCAGTAATCCGGGGCGGTCAGAGCGCCCCATTTTCAACAGACAGGAGTTAAACGTGAATAACAAAACCATTCCACCGCCAGCGCCGCCGCTGCCAGATCACCAGATTCAGGCCGTCATTGATGACCTCGGAGAACATCCCGTAACGGCTGGCGTTCTGTTCGGCAACAAGATCGACCCGAACTCTCCCGACTTCCACGGAGCCCTGACGGAAGGCGAGCGCGCCTACGGAAAGGACTCGCAACAGAGCAAGATTTTCTCTGCCGCTGCGCTGTATGTGCTGGCACTGCGCTACGACACAAAACCCGCTACACACTGAGACGGAGGCGATCAGTGATAGCGGCTCTAACGGGCCGCTATTGCGGGCCAACACCGACCCGGAACAGATAGGACAACAGACATGAAAGCAATGTTTAGAAACAGCAAAGATACTCCCGCTCCAGAAGTTGATCCGCAGCTTGGAGAAATGGAGAAGATCATCGCCCAGTGCATGAAGGGCGCATTTCTTCTAATCGAGTCGCTTTGCCTTGACGACGAAGTAACAGAGCAGGCAAAAACAGGTCAGCCGCCAGACGAGATTATGACGACCGCCAAGGTCGGTCAGATGGGGGCCAAACTCGACGCACTCGGCTTGGATGACGGCGACAAGGCCATTGCAGGAATGATGGCCTCAGCCATTACGGATGCGCTCGGCCCTCGCGGTCTGGCGATGTACTCGCTGCTTGTGAAGATCAAAGCCAAACGCGGAGCTTAAAGCCATGACCACATTTCAAGTAAACATCTGCTTTGAAGAACAGGCCGACAGCGTCAGCGCCGCCGTTGAATCGGCGCTCAACAAACTCTCTCAGCCGATGGCAAAGATCGACATTGCCATTCTAAACGAAGCGACCGGCAAGGTTGAGAACATGGGCGCTGTGTTTAGCGTTCTGTCTGCCGACTCAAAGCAAGACGCCGAAGCACTGGCTGCAAAGCTGCGTGAAGCCGTGGGCGACAAAATGGTTCACGCGCCGGGCGGCGAAACGCTGGCCTCATTCGAGGCACAAGTAGCTCGCCTGAACGGGCTACTGCGTGACGTGATGGAAGCCTGCGATAACCCCACGTCTGTTGGTCAGTTGCGCGAGAAAATCATGTCTGTTGTGGCGCAAGCACGCGGCCACTAACGGCGACCATTGGCGGGGAGAAATCCCCGTCTGTTTTAGGAGAATAACATGATTAATACAGGCGAATTAAAGGCATCAGACTTAATCAAGAAGCTTGAGAAGATGATTAAACAGCATGGCGACCGCTATGTTTTCTCTGGAGGATCGGACTATCCAGAAGCGGTCAGCGGCGTATGGATTGAAGAACGCGGGAACGGATATGTCCCTGCTGGATGTTTCAAGATTAGATAGGAGAATTCCATGCAGATTAATTTCATCCCAAGTTCCGGCTGTTCTGAGCCAGACACCGAATCACAGAACAAAGCCATCCTGAAATATCTCAAGGCTGGTGGACGGCTGACGCAACTGACGGCTCTACGCCTGTTTGATTGCCTGCGTCTGTCGGCACGTATCTATGATCTTCGCGCACTGGGGCACAACATCCCGGCCACGAGCAAGGAAGTGGGCCGCAAGAAGCGCGTAGCCGAATATCACTACAGCAGAAAGAAGGTGAAACCATGATTAGTATGAAAGTTGTTTGTTTCCTGATCGCTCTGATTTCGGTGGGCGCTGTCGGCCTTGTTGTCGGGTTCTTTAATCCGTTCGGCATGGGCCCTCCGGCAAAGGTGCGGCATGACTATGTGATTGCGCGCAAGCATTCGCCTTGGTCTGAATTGGCGCGGATCGCGGGTGATCTGTTCGTCGGCTTCATCGTGATGTGCGTTGTCGCTTACATCGTCTCGGTTTTCGTCTATTTCTGGATTTACGGAGGACAGTGACATGGGACTATTCTCAACGGTTTATGTCGTCGCTACCTTGGCGTCTGTTCACTACCAGTACACCGGGCAGAACCAGTTTAATCCCGGCCTCGGCATTGAGGCTCAACGGGGTGATATTGCTCTGCATCTTGGCGAGTACCGCAACAGTCAGAGCCGCACGACAGAATACCTGTTGTGTTCTTGGTCGCCGCTGCACGCGCATGGATTCAGCGCGGGAGTGATCGGAGGGCTGGCGCATGGCTACACGCGGGCTCAGGCGCCCTCTATCGGCCCTGTGAACGTGCTGGCGGGCTTCGGAGCGAGTTACGTCTATCGCAAGGTGGGTGTGAATGTCCTGATCGAGCCCAAGGTGATTGGATTCCAGATGAAGGTGGCGATATGAGCGGCTTCACGTACATCACGCCAGAACAAGCCGCAGAAATTGACGCAGATAACGGGCGCCATACCGCAGAAGAATGGAGGCTCTTGGCAACAAGAGGCGGCACCTGCTGTGTCTGTGATAGCCCTGTTTGGGTGTGGGGCGATTGCGATATGTGTTTCTCCTGCACAACTGGAGAGTCTGATCCATCCGAAGATTACGAGGTACACGCATGAAGTCCTCCACATGCCCAACCTGCGGACAGACGCCCAAGCGCAGCAAGGCGGCGAATGCTCGTTACTGGGCCCTGCTTCGGGAGGCCGCTGTCGCTACAGGAACAGACGTTGATCGCCTGCATTTCATCGCGGCCTGCAAGTTTCTCGGGAGCGAGGAAGTGATGATCGACGGTGTCTGGTATCGCAAGCCTAACGGCACCTCCGGTCTGTCGGACAAGGAGTTTTCTGTCTACGCTGACCAGACTCAGGCGTGGCTGTTGTCGGATATTTTGAACTAGGAGTTCCCATGAACGAGAAAGAATCTAAAGTGCTGCTGGATGCCGCCAATCTGTTATTTGCGGCAGGCCGGAAGTTGAAAGCAGTGGCCCGTAATAAAAAATCCCCGGAAGCAGAGCAACCGGGGAAATCGGAGGAGTGTGCGTCTCGGGGAAAAGACCACATCAAGGCTGGCTCAGGGAGAAAGGCCAGCAGATGGAATGTACCGGAACTGATAGCGGCCTACAAGAGCGGTAGAACGCTGGAGGACTTAGGCCAAGAACACGGCGTGACCCGAGAACGCATCCGGCAGATTCTTGTTAAGTCTGGCATCACCCGAAATGACGGCGGCCAGCATGTGGTTTCAGAGAAGCGCAAGGAAGAATGGAGCAGCAAACGCGATGCGCGCTTTCTTAAGCGGACGGGGATGCCTAGAGAGCAATGGAAGGCACTTCGCGGAAGCCATTGGAAGTTTTCACCTCAGAAAGCGTTTATCGAAAAGAAGCGAAACATTGACCGCCTCGAACAGGGTGTATGGCAGATGAATTTCGCGGACTGGTGGAAGGTTTGGGAGGAATCCGGCAAATGGCCCGAACATGGCTTAGGCGCGAAGAAATACTGCATGACGCGCAAGGACAAGACACTGCCGTGGACTGCGGACAACGTGAAGATCGAAACGCTGGAAGTTATTTGCAGCGACACGATCCACGAAACCGCTGAACGTCTTGGATATTTTCCCGGCTCTCACAATCTGCGCAAGTGGAGAGAAGCGAAATGAAGTTGACATCAGCAAAAGCAGGAACGAGAATGGCCGCGCTGGACGAAAAACCAGCGGGAGCTTGGCGGTTCCCACAAGTAGAAAGCCGAACCCTCAAGAGAGGGGCTGGCACCACAGAACTTTCTACCTGTGACCGCCAACCCGCTGGCCTCTCCCTTGAGGGTTTTTGTCGTCTGGCGGGCGTAGAGCAAAAGCTCTTGTCCTCGTCCATGAGGATAACGGCTTTTTCTCTTTTCCCTTTTTTAAACCTTGCAGCCTTGAAGCTGCTGCCTCCCGTTTACCTACGGGGGGTAGGGGGGTTCGGTTTGTTTTCCCATTTTCTGGTTTTTCAGTCTGAATTACTTACTGGAGGTCGATGATGAATTCCGATCTTGTGAAGCTGGCTGAGGCGAAAGGCGCCACGGTCGTCAGCCACGGCAACGGTCATTTTCAGATCAAGGGTGCGCTCTTGGTCAATTACTACCCGCTGTCAAAAAGCAGGACAGCGTATGTAGCGGGGACGGTTCGCGGAAAGAAGAATTGCTCGCCTGCTCAGGCTGTTGAGATGGCATTTTCCGAGCCACAGATGGCAATGATTCGAGACAGGCGGAGCAAGAACTCGCACGGGAAGCGGTACGCCATGCTTAAGAAAAAAGCCTTTTGCCATTGGTGCAATGCCCCACTCACGCTGGAGAATTCCACGATTGAGCATTTGATCCCACTTGCTCGCGGAGGTCTGGACAATTCCAACAACCGGGTACTGGCCTGCAAGCCATGCAATCACTCGCGGGGATGCGACATGCCGGAGTTGGTCAGGAACACTGCCGTTAAAAAGTCAGGAGAATAGACATGAAAGACAAGAGACAAGTACCGATGAAGGGCGATAGGGCGATGATTGTTGGTGTTCGATTTCACTTATCGGGAACCAGAAAGTTCTCCAACAAGAGCGAAAACGGTCTTGTTGTCGATGTTCTGAGTGATCCACTGTTGCGCCGCGACACTGAAGGCGAGATTTATTTAATGAACCTGACGGGGCCAACCCCAGTTACCAATGGAACTAACCAATACATCGCTACTCGCTGCTTGCTCCGCATCCCACCAGACGAGGACATGAAGCAGATGTTCGCTGACGAGGTTGTTGAGAAACCCCGGAAGACGAAGGCGTGAATGAGCGTCTGTGGGAAGCAGAGGAACAGCCCTCTACGGCGTGGCTGAGATTCTGCAAGTGGTTACAGCGGTACATGGAACAGAGTGCGCTGGAATAGATAGGAGGATGTTATGCAGAAAGGATTTATCAAGTGGTTTGGCGGTGACTGTCCGGTTCCAGAAGGAACGACAGTCGAAGTCGAATATAGGAATGGTGAGTTTTACGTTGGCAAAGCCTTGAAAGAGGATAAAAAATCAGTAGGAAATCACGGCGCAACGGCAACGAGCGGTTTTTGGCGCAGGGATGAAAGCAACTGGGACATCGTCGCTTACCGGGTGATCGAGCAATGACCGTCAAGACGAAGGCCAAGGCGATCCAGCTCCCTGATTGGGTAGACCCGGAGGCTTGGGATGGCTGGCTAGAGATGCGGTTTGAGAAACGCATCCCGACCACAGACCGCGCTCAACGGTTAGCCCTAAACAAGCTGGTGGAGTTTCTGGAGCTTGGGATGAACATCACCAAGATCATCGACGCGTCAACAGAGCAAGGCTGGACTACGTTTTACGCAGAGAAGGGCTGGAGTAAAGAGGTGAATGGTAACGATGTATTCGCGCAAGCAGAGGCAGCTATCGCTGATCGCGAGCGCATCAGACAGACACATTAACGAGGGAACAGACATGAATCTTTCAGAAGCATTTCCGCATATCTTTGAAGAAGCCTACGAGAACGTCAAAAAGATCGACAACTATCAGGACTTGGTGACTTACGTTGCCCACATGATGAACAAGTCGATTGATCAGGCCAAGCGCGAGCAGGACGCAGCCATGAAGGCTGTTCTTCCTTGCTCCATCGCCATGATCTTCTGCGCGTCGGTCATCGAGTGCTTGAAGGAAAACCCGGAAGCCAGCTACGCCTCTGTGCGTAATGCTGTGCAGATCAACTTCCACGCCAAGGCGCACACAGCGCTTGGTCTGTATAAGAAAAAGGAAGGGCAGTCATGAGTGACACGACAGCATCATTCGGGCTTGCCCCTTACATGACCAGTCCCGGCCTACGCAGTGGCGCCACAGTCAAGATTAAGCCTGACGCATCCATCTGCGTTCACCCACAGACCGGAGAGAATCTGGATAAGCCCGGCGATGTGTTTGTCGCTGTGGAAGTCTCTGGAGAAGATGGCTTCGTCCGTGGCGCCCACCATATCAAGGCGGGTGCAATGGGCTACTTCCAACATGAGGTGGAACTTGCAAATGCTATTTCCGGAAGGCAGGCAGCGGCTATTTTTATCGACGAATGCGCCCCTGTTACCGAATCTCGGTCAGTCGATAAGGGAAAGAAGTTCAGCATTGGGCAGTTAATCACCATCACTGTCAACCAGCCGCACGGAGCCCGCCTAAATACTGGCGACCACTGTGTGGTTAAAGTGATTGGCTCCAATGATTTCGGCGTCTCCAAGATTGGCGACTCATCAATCTGGTGGATTTCCGGCCATCACGCCGAACTTACGGACTTCATGCCTAAGCCAGAGGAAAGACCATTCCAAGTCGGTGACAGAGTTCGTATTCTGGCTGATGCAGGTCTGTGCGATAAAGACAAGCCCGGAGATATTCTCATCGTTGAAGCTGTTGATGAAGATGGCGATATATCCGTCCGCTTGGATGATGACGGCGATGGCGATGTTTATCTCAAAGACGAGGTCGAGCTTGTCGTAGATGGCGTCGAGCCCAAGCCTGCAAAGCCCACTCTAAAAGCTGGGGACAAGGTACGTATTATGCCCGGCGCTCTCCTAGTCCACAGCGATAAAGTTGGAGACGTTCTGACTATTGTTGCAGTTGACCTCAATGAGTATGGATTTGGCAGGGGCAGGGACTCCACTAACAAGGAAGATGTTTATTATCGTAACGAACTGGAGTTGGTAGAGGAGGCCAAGCCAAAACTGAAATTCAGTGTTGGCGATGCAGTCGTTGTGCTTGAACCAAACGAAGAAGAATTTAAATACTGGGACAGTTCTTCTCGGGAAAGAAGCAAAATGGCCCAAATGATTGGGCGTGAGTTTTTAATTGAGAGAATTGAGTCTGGCACAAAAATGCCTTATTTGATTAAGGGATATTGGTTCCAAGAACGCTGCCTTGAATCGTTTATCCCCTTCTGATGATTCCAACAGACAGAGAAAAGCTGTTCAAGGAAGTTCATCGGGCGCGGTCGTTTTATAGCAAGACGACTACGCCCGAGGAGCTCGCCATCTGGTGGGATGCCCTTAAAGACGAGTATCTGTCGGATGTGAGTCGGGCTCTGGATGCTCACATGAAATACGGCCGGTTCGCGCCCATGCCTGCGGATGTGATGAAACGGATTCACGGCGAGGACAAGACTGGGGACGGTGGCGGCAGTCGTGACATGCAGTGCAGCTTCACGGTGAACGGACAGCGATGCCCAGCCTTGTGGAGCGTAACCAACGGCGGGAGTCCTCTGTGTGGCGGGCATTACGCAGTGCAGGGGAGTCGAGTTAAGGGCGAGGAGCTTCTTCGGCTGTATCTGGATCACGGGATTCCGTTCAAGCCTCATCGGAGTGATGAGCTTTGCGCGCGTCTGTTGCTGGAGAGGCTGGGCGAGGAGGAGGTTCTGGAGGTGTACGGGCAGAAGACACTGGACTACATCTTGTCTGTTCCCGCCAAGGTGGTTGAGCCAACGCCAGACCCTCAGCCGCACAAGGATCAGCAGCAGAAGGTTGGATCGTTTCTGGATCGCGTCAGGGCTAAGAGATAATTTACATATTGACGACTTGAATATTTACGATAAGGCGTCATAATCGAATCAGACAGGAGGGTGACATGGCAAAGAGAAAGGAAGAAGCAATCGAGGGCGAGTTGGTGCAGGAAGCGCCGCAAATGAGCGGAGAGCGCGACATGGTCGTTGCTGACAAGCCCTCTCAGATAGCTGAGTACGGCTCCCCGCTGGATATGCCGGTGGAAGTGTTCAAGCAGGGCTTAAGTCGTCGCGGAGACAACCGCAAGGCGCTGGTCGAGTGGGTGCGCGACAGTCTTGTGGAGGGAGTGGATTTCGGCAGAATTCACACAGCCAAGAACTGCAAGGACGCGCGCAGTGGGTGTGCTGACCCATCGCACTTCTCCAAGCCCAGTCTGTGGAAGCCCGGCTCCGAAAAGATCATCGGCATGATGGGCGTAACGGCCACATTCCCGTCCCTTCTGGAGTACGAGAAAGCTGCCTATTCCGGTGTCGCTATTCAAGACATCATTCTCCGGTGCGAGATTGTCGACAGTCGAAAACATGTGGTGGCCTCTGGCGTGGGCGGTCGCAGTCTGGACAAGGACTATGGCGATCTGAATAAGTGCCTCAAGATGGTTGCCAAGTCCGCCGCCATCGACGCCACCCTCCGATTGGCCGGGTTGTCCGAGGTCTTCACGCAGGACATTGAAGACATGGTTCTACAGGAGGCCGCAGAAGCGCATTCAAAGACCTCAGCGCCACAGACCTCTGCAAGCAAGCCTAAAACGCCTCCAGCGCAATCTGAGGGGCCTCCAACGAAGTTTGAGGAGGTAGAGGCGGTAATTGCTCTAGCCTTCACCATCGCTGACCTGAAACTGGCGGGGCCACTGGCCGCAAGATTGCCGACTGAGGCCGAGAAGGGCCGCGCACGCGCTTTGTATCAGGAACGCGGAAAACTCATCAGTCCGCACGAAGCTCAGTTCCTCGACTGTTGGGATCAGATCAGAAAAGCCGACACGATGGATCGGCTGGAAAAGATCATCGAACTGACTCTGGAAATGCCAGAGGACATGCAGGAATTCCTCGCCAAGCGCTGTGACGAGCGCGCTATCACTATTCAGAAGGACTAACCGAGAAAGATCATGGGCAAAAAAGAATACAAACAAAAGGACATGAGCGGCGTCATGTTCCTTAACAAGTTCAAGAAGCCGGGAGAATCCTCTCCTGATTTTCGAGGCACGTTCAGCATGGCCGGAGAGATATGGGACATCGCTGCGTGGGAGAAGACTGCGGGCAGCGGTGAAACCTATATGTCACTGGCGATCACGGTTCCGCGCGAGAAGAAATCCAAGGAAGAAGAAAAGCAGGCCCGAGAGCCTCGTCAGAAACCAAGGGGCGACAGACAGCGCGTGCCACCAGAAGATGCCAATTCCGGTGGGTTTGAAGACGACGATATTCCGTTCTGATCTATCGAATAAGGATAAATAATATGAAGAAATATAACATTAAGATGGATGGAAGTCCTCCACCGGGAAAGGCAGGGGGACATGAGTGGAAGCTATATCCGTTTTCTGACATGCCTGTTGGCAGCAACTTCCAGATCGGCGTCGACAAGGCTGAGATTCAGCGCGTGCGCGTAGCGGCGTGTCACTACGCCCGTCGACATTCCAAGAAGTTCTCAGTCCAGCGCGATCCCAAAAGCAAGAAGTGGCGCTGCTATCGGGTGCAGTGAAGTGACCAAGCGCATCAACATCGTTGGCCAAAGGTTCGGCATGTATGTGGTAATCGAAAAATTACCGGCATGGTCGAAGTGGCTATGCGAATGCGACTGCGGAAATAAGCGGGAGGTTTTCGTCGGAAACCTGAAAAGGGGATTATCCAGAAGTTGCGGCTGTGTGAGTAAAGGGAGGCCTAGCGCCTCATACATGGCCATGGAAGGGAATCTATACGGGCTCCTCAAGGTTATTGATAGGGCCACCGAGGTAGGGATAACTCCAATTAAGTGGCGATGTCTGTGTGAATGCGGAAAGGAAGTGATTGTTTGTGGCGGTCACCTCAGGACGGGGCACACCAAGAGTTGCGGCTGCTTCTCAGCGCAAAGAAGGAAGGAAGTCCCTCGCAAGCACGGGAAGACTAGATCGAAAATCTATCTTCGATGGCAGGCGATGATAAACCGCTGCTACCGAGAAAATACTTGGGCCTATAAGTGGTATGGCGCACGCGGCATTACCGTTTCCGACGAATGGCGCACGTTCAAGGGGTTTTACGAGGATATGGGCGACCCGCCTCCCGGCATGGAGTTGGATCGCATCGACAACAGCAAGGGCTATTCCAAGGATAACTGTCGCTGGACTACCCACAAAATCAACTGTCAAAACAGGAGAAAGCCAAATGGCCTTCGCAAGTGAAAGTACGCATTTTTATGGTCGAGATGGCTCCTCGCAATGGGAAGTGATGGCTAAAAACGGCAAGATGCGGCCATCCACATTGGCTGACGCTCGCAAGAATCTGTGGGTTCCGTCTGTCACAGAAATCCTCAAGGTTGCAGCCAAACCGGGACTGGAGCGCTGGAAGATTCAGCAGACGCTCGAAGCCGCCCTTACTCTGCCGCGTATCGAAGGCGAGGCAACGGATACATTCGCCAAGCGAGTGATGGAAGATTCTCAGGCTCAGGCCAGCAAAGCACGCGATCTTGGCTCCGCCATCCATGGCGCCATCGAGAAGCATCTGAATGGCGAGCGGTATCCACAGGAGTATCAGCCACACGTAGAGACGGCTATCGCCTCCATGGAGCCCTACAAGGGCACTGGCTGGCGTTCGGAGAAGTCCTTTGCCAGCAAGCTCGGGTATGGCGGCAAGGTCGATCTTCACTCCAACATCTGCGTTGCGGACTTCAAGTGCAAGGCTTTCGACATTGAGGATGTGAAGAAAGCCAAACTCGCTTGGCCGGAGCATCTGATGCAGTTGGCCGCATACCGTCACGGATTGGTTCCTCAAGGCGTGAGCCCCGACTGCGATCTGGTGAATGTGTTTGTCAGCACCAGCATCCCCGGACTTGTGTATGTCCACAGATGGGCCGAGGGCGATGAAGTTGCATTCCAGAAGTTCTCTTCCCTGCTGCGTTACTGGCAGTTGGATCGCGGCTACGACTCGTCATTCTTTTGAGGTGATCCATGAGATGCCGCATAACAGCAGCAAAGAAGATTGCCAACGCCAAGAGTCGTCACTTGGACGCCACTTTGGAATTGTTGAGATATGTCGAGCGATGGAATCACGATTTAAAGGGGTGGGAACTTGATCGTCAGCGAAAGAGTATGTTTGAAGCTGCGCAACGATATGCAGCAACACTTGATCGGCTGACGCGGGCTCGGAAATGAACTCGGCCTTTGGGTTTATTTGCCTTGCAGGGGTAATCGCACTTCTTTTTTTGATGATGGCATTGCTCATTGCAGCGGCCGAACGTCACAGGAAAAGCATTAGAGATAAAACCAACACCTTTATCGTCAGAAATATAGACGGCTACGTGCGGTTTTGTTTTTCAGCAGCGTCAGACAATCACGGCACTTATCCGTTTGAGAAATTCGCCACCAAGACAACAGACGGATGGGTCATTAGTGAGTCGTGGAAATTACAGAAATTTGGCCTGTATTGCCCCTCGTTTCCCGGCGACGAAATATGTGTTTACCCCAATAACTTTTTAGTTGTGGAAGATTAAACATGAATCTTGAGCAGATTCTCCAGCGCATGAGTGAGTACGGAAAGCCGAGCGTTTCTCATACCGGGAAAGGATGGCACGGATCAATCGAAATGCACGTCGCATCACAGGGTGCAACTTTCAACATCCGGTCTGAGTTCTGTCTGCCAACGCCTCTGTCGGCCGCTCAGCAGTGCCTTGAGAGGATGGATCAAGCGTTGGCAGACTTCCAGAAGGATGCCGGTAAAAATATCTTGGAGAGAAAATCATGACACAGAACAGCAAGAGTGAGTTGGACAACGTGCGCGCAGCTTTGCGCTTAGGTCACGCGGCCTGCGCTAATGACCAACGGTATGCGAGCTTAAACGTGATTGATGAAGCCCTGCGCATTCTCGACAGCCTACAAGCAAAGGCGGCGCAAGTCAGTGATGAGCCGGTGGCGTGGACTGTCAGAGAGGATGGCTTCTTGTTCGTGAACGAGACGCGGGCAAGTAAAGAAGATTCTGACCAGTTCATTCGGCATCTATCTGTCGGTCTGTTAGCGCCAACCGTGCCTGTAGTTCATCTCTCGAAGATCAGAAAATTGAGCCTGAAATGACAGATGATCCGTGTAATTTTGCTTCTGCGCGTCGGTGATATTGGAAATATCACGAACCATGTAGGGCATTTGAGTTTTGATCGTGACAACATCATCGTGAAGTTGATCCATCTTGCTCAACAGAGCGCCGCCGATAACAACAGCCAAGGCGCACGTAGACCCAAGAACGCCGATCAGCGTCTTGCCCACCCAAGTATCCATTAATTCGGTGCGAGTCTTTTCCACGGGCCATCTCTTTCAGGGTTTGTCGCAGCCGCCAGCCTTACAGGAAGCGACCAAATGAACTATTTGGGTGTAGCACCCGGCGTAAGCCTGTGAATCGTGTTGTATTGCTGCACTAAATCTGGCGTCAATAGCGGCGGATCGGGGATCACCAAAAGGGATGGGTCTGTCGTCGGGGCCACTCTCGCTGTTGGCGGCAACTGCTCCTTGCAGAGAGTGGAACATGCCGAGAGCATGGGCAAGAGAGCGGCCAAGATTGTCACGCTGAATTTCGACACGATGTTTTTCCTCCAGATAGCTTTGAGCAATTTTCCGTTGTGCGGCGCGCTGCGAGTCATTGTACCGACTCGCAGAAGCCTCCTGCTTCGCTTGTGCGACGAGATAAACGTTTTCCTGATGGGTGGTGGCCTTGACCCACACAAACCCCGTGTAAGCGCACAGGAGGAGCAAATACAGGGCAATCCGCGCGAAGATGGCGTAGGGTGCCGGGATCAGGCTGGTCATGCTTTTGGCTCCGATGCCTCTTTCAATTTCAACAGCGTGCCGATACCGGCAGCCATCGAACCAAATCCGATGCCGAATCCTTGAAAGTCGAACGGGTGAACGTCTGTTGCCGTCCAGCACGACTTAAATCCCATGATAATAAACGCAACGCCGCCAAGCAGCCCGAGGATGCGCGCGAAGTCATAAGTCTGACCGTCTAAACCGGTCAACAGTTGTTTGAGCAGTGCCATCATGGGTTTACGATCCTGATTCCGGGGGTGTCGTTGTTGCGAACGTCGAAGTGCAGCCAAGTTTTCGTGAATTGGATGTTTTCGAGTGTCGTAATTTCAGGGAAATCCTGCGGGCGCGCGACGATGTGCTGATAAACCTCTTGCACAGTGTGATCCTTGAACTTGCAATCGAAGGCGCCACCAAACTTGTGCATGGAGAAGGCCGCGCCAGTCGAAGTTCCTGCATCTCGCAGGCCGCTCTCGGAATACTGACCCCCGGTATGCCAGTTGTTGACTGTCACAGGGCCGAACTTGTCTCTCAGCGCATCCAACATACGTAGAGCGGCGGGGTTAAGAAGTTCCCAAGCAGCATCTCCACGGGCCTTGTGAATGGCCGGAGAAACCAGTTCTCGAATCTCAAAATGTTTGCAGCGATAACCCATGTTCATTCTCCAGAAGGCCCGCTAGTGATGGTGGCGGATTTCATTATGGAACCGAATAAGTGCCGGATAAGAAAATAATCACGTTGCCATTCTCGAGGGGAACACCCGTTGTTGATGCAGCGCCAGTAACGTCTGCTTGTTCGACGCTAATCTGAGTTGAGTTATTTTTAACGTAGGCCATCCCCTGACGGCCTGCTGTCATCGCCATTGATGAGAAGTAGATCGACAAAGCCGATAGCGGGGTTGCTGCGGCAGCACTAGTGAAGGGCAATCCATCAATAAGAACATTTCCAGTTCCGGTATGCGCTGTCCAAAAGATAGAAAGCTCAAAGAACACACGCTTCCCGATTCGGGTAGCTCGTCCAGTTTGGTAGGTATACGTTCCGGTTCCTGCGGTTGTGCTTCCTACAGCAACAGGCGTGAACGTGATTTCATCACGATAGAATGTAAGGCCCGGATTTCCTGCTGTGTTATAGGCTTCACCCCCATTGGCAACAACCATGCCGAGGGTTGTGCTGACTCCAATCGGTCTATCAATGCCGAAGTTCGCACCACTAAGATCGTTGTTGCCGCCAAACAGAGAAGCGGTATATGCGCCACCAGAGAAGAATACGGAACGACCGCCATTGCCAGTGTTGATGTTGAAAAAGAAGTTATTTTGATAGTTACCGTGCGCCGCATAGTCCAATGCGTCTAGGTAAGTGTTGTTGTTCATCAAGAAGCGGTTGCCGGTAATCAGCGCCCCATATGCTCCTGATGCAACCGTCATCATCTTCAATGGAGTACCAAGTACACCACCAACAGTTTTTTCGATGTAATTATTCGTGACCCGAGCAGGCTTATTGACGATAACATCTGTTCCGCTATTGGACTCTATGGTGCAATGATCAACTGCCATTTGCGTCGAGTTGATGATGATGCCGTTGATTGACTGTTCAGCATCGCAATCATGCAAGGTCAGATCGACATTTTCTAACGAGGATGAGCCATGAACTGCATCATAGAAGGAACATGTGGTGTTGTTCTTGGAAATGCAGCGCGTGAATCGACAAGCGATATTAGAATCGCCAAAATAGAACCCATAATCAAGACCTAGTGCGCCGACATTATCGAATGCCACCCACGCGGCTGAATTCAATTCAATACCGCGCCCGATTCCAGATGCCCCGAAAGGAAACACGCCAAAATCACGGTGCTTGGTATAGCGAACGCCGGGGAATGGGACGGCCCCTTGATTGAACTCAATCGCTGCTACACCTACGCCGCAGTTATTCAGGAATTGCGTGGCATAAATACCATCTCCGCGAATGCCAACCCCGTTAGATACGACTAATTTAGTGCTGAGTTTATATTTTCCGGTGGGAGCATAAAGTGCGCCGAAAGCCCCCGCCGCGACATACGCAGCGCGAATAGGGGCATAATCCTCTGCAACTCCATCGCCTTTAGCACCAAACTGACGAACATTAATTTCACCCGCAGCAACGATAAGTTTCCACCGACGATTGCTTGCATCAACAATAATTGAACCGCCATTGTCTGCGCTAGTCGTGTCAGAAGAATCGTAGGCATAATTACTACTCCCGCCTAGGACGGGCCAATAATAAGCTAATGTCTCTACTACGCTGGCAGGCAATGAATTAGATGTGGCCGCACGCAAGGTGGCAATATTGAGAACACTCGTAGGCTTGAGATTCAACTCGACCTGAGCGTTGTTGCCACTGGAGGTGCCGATTAACGCGGCACCTCCATTCGTCATTGCATCTCGACAGAAGTTGTTGACTGCATTGAGCCAGTCCGCCACAACAAGCGTGACTTGATTAACGAAATTAGTGCTTGGAAAGGCCATGCTTTATCTCAGTCGAATGTCCATGACTCGCAAAAGCCATAGGATTGCAGTTTGGGAACATCCTGTCTGAGGCGCTGGCCGATGTCTGTCCGATGAAAAGGGCTGTTCGGCACATCAATCTTATCAATGTTTTCGTAGGCTTGCTCAATGGACTGTTCAACAGTCTCGCCGTGCCCGGTAGTCACGAGAACATAGGTTCCAGCAGTGCAGGGAATATTCTCAGTGATGACTTTGGTTTCGTCTTCATTCATCGCAGGAGCCTCGCAAAGCCGCGCCTGACACAGATGGAAGTCATTTTCGTCCAGATCAGGAAGGCCATAAATGGGAAATCCGCAGACCTCCTCGTCAGATCGCTTGCCGTAGGGAAAGTCAGGGATCGCCAGAACCACGCCTGTTGCAACGTCTGTTGAAGGATCGTGAGAATCCTTGCCATTAAGTAAATCCAGCATCCACTCCGCAGGATCGCCCTCGACCAGTGCGCATTGAATGTTGAATGTGGGCCAGCCCGGACGCACCGTGAATTCCAGAGGGCGAGGATCACCTTTCTCATCGACGATACAGGCGATGTCCACATATCCTGTAATTCCCATGCTAATCAGGTCTTGCTCCATCGGAATCAGGAGGTCTTTGGCGAGTTGGGAATGTGCAAGTTCAACGTACTTGATGACCGTGTTCCCGCACCACATCGGTTTACCATTGCGGCGGACGTACATGACGTGTCCGGGCACTTCTGCGCAGTAAACCTTGCCTGCATACATCTCCGTTGATCTGTCCCGTTTATCGAGCCACCCAGAAACTTTCTGGACACGCTCAACCACCTCGTAAGAGATTCGTCTGGAGGTAATGGTTCGTCCGCACGCCAGCATGTTCTGCCTGCCGATCCTATCTCTGGATTTGACCATTCCAACTCGGCCTATTTTCAGCAGTAGTTCCTGTACATCGTCGGACAGTTTCTTGCTAGTTGTATAGAAAATTCTGAACCCATTAGCCTGCGTATTGCCATCGCCTAATGCATAGCCCTCAAGAAACGCCTCGATGATTTCCTTGCTGCCGTTTTTGATGTAATCAGGAACACTTTTTTCCCAAGATCCCCCAAGTGGCTTTAGATGAGCCGCTACCTGCTTGCGGTGAATCAGAAATCCGTTATCTTTCTCGGCGAATGGAAGTCCTGTAGCCTCAATAATGGCCCTTACTTTTTTGGATTTAACCGGGTGACTTTGGGCGATGTTTGCGCTGGCTCCGCAACTTCCCTCGGCGATGTAAACCCCCAGAAACTTGGCCCAAGCAACCATTGGAATGCGCAGGGGCGGCATCACTTGAGTGCCAAGTCCTTTGCCACAGCTATATTCAGGGATCGAATAAAACTCCGGACTAACTCCACCCCATCCTGCCGAACGCTTAATTTCGTATTGTGATTGAGTGCAATTTTCAGCTTGAACAAACTCAAAACTGTCGATGTCATTCTTGAAATTCCACTGTGAGCGGACGTACATATTGTGATTTGGAGTGACGCAGACATCCAAGGCCCTGTTCTTCCAAGTAACCATAGGGCCCACATAGTCATACGCGACAACTGCCAAAGGCTTCTGGAAAACAGTCTTGCCGTCTACCAAGGAAGCAATTTCGTCAGCTATCGTGACATCCGGCCAGAACTTCCAGCCATTTTTTGTCAGAACTTCTGAATCATCAGAGTAGCACCCCATCTCTCCAGTATTGGGGCCCTTCTCCTGATCCATGAGCTTTTTATGCTCGAAGTTCTCGCAGAAGTAATTGGCAAAGCCCATTGGGCCAAGCCACCCGCCAACAGCAATTTCGATGCCGGGCACGAATTCTTGAAGAATGAAATCGCCTTTGATCTTGCCCAATTCCTTCCAGCGACGGAGCATGAAAATCATGTCCGCAGGAGACTTGCTCACGTAAGACATTTCCTTGGCCGCATCTCCACAAGGCTTACAGACGTATCGCTTCATGTTGGCGAGAACGTATTTCTCAGCTTTTGCGGTATCGCTGAACTTCTCGAACGGCATGATCTTGATGCCGTGTTTCTCGAACATCTCCTGTCCTTTCTCACGGTCAAGCTCCAGTTGGGCGCCCTCGAATGTGGGGCCAAAGACCGGATACCCGCGTTTGCGGTACTTGCTCAACTGTCGAAGCATCTTGGTGTTGTCGGTGAGAAAGATCAGGTCGGCCCAATCCATCCACTTCTCCCAATCGGCTTCGCGTTTGAGATAGCCTTTCCCGACAAGAGTGTCCTTACCGTCTGGCGGGACGTACCACTTGATGTCGTGGCCGAACCGCTTACAAAGCAGGCAGAAATCCAGTGCCTCGGCGCCATCGTCAATGATCAGAATTTTCATTCTTTATCCCGGCCGCCCTCACCGGCAACAGTAGAGACTGCGCCTGCGCGGCTTGCGTTGCGAAGATACTGATTGACCATCGCTGATTTTTCCAAGGGAGAACGCCCAGTCTTGAGGGCGCGCTTCACTTCCACGCCAAGTTGACGCAGAGGCGCCAATTCGTACTCAGGAATGATCTTGTTTTCGACCAACATTTTGTCGAGAGCAACCACGCGAGAGGGGATTTTATCCACAGGGATGTTGGCAAGATGCTCACGAATGGAGTCCTGAATGACTTTCTTGCTGCTTGGGTCTGTGCGAACCAGCGTTTGAAGCGAGCGCACGTCATCTTTCAGCGGATCATCGTAGTGAGAAACGATACGGCTCATGGTGTCCACGGTTTCTGCGCGCTTTTCACGGCCGTAAGCCTCAGCATACTGGCGTTCTACACGGCCCAGACCGACACGCTGCGTCCATCCGTTAAAGGAATCCAACAGACTGTCTCGAACCTGCTTAGCCACATGCTCATCAATCGCAGATTGACCTGTTTTGGTAAGGTCGCCCTTCCACTGTCGGCCCAGATTGAACATATCTGTGGCGTAGTCTTTCCGCACTTCCGGATTCGTGCTTCGATCTGTCGAGATTTTCTTGAATAAATCCTTTGCGTCGGCCTTGCTGATATAGCCCTTGGCTTCCAGAACATTGATCTTGGCAGCGAAATCCTGAGCCTCGTGAGACTCGCTGAACTTGTTGCCCGCGTTCATCTCAATGTTGACGTTTCGGTTCATCTCGCCCATGTAGTGATCAGAGGCTTTCAGCTTGGGGTCTTGCTTCAACGCAGAAGCAAAGCCGGGGTCTTGCGCGGCATAATCCGCCTTGACCGAGTCTCTGGCTGCATTCTTCTCGGCCGTAGCGGTAAATCCGGGCGTTGGAGAGCCCGCGCGCTTGGCTTGCAGGGTTGTTGCAGCAGCGATCTTGTCTTCCGGGCTTCTGCCCATGGCCTTTTCAATCGCCAGCCACGGTCTGCCGGTTGCAGCGTACAGGGCCGTGCTGCCGGTGCGTGCAGCATTCTTGATCAAACCTTCCGCTCCCATGCCCGCCAACATCTCCGTTCCCAGAGAGGTGGCGCGTGAGGTGCCGAGCTTTTCGTTCACACCTTCTGTAAGACCAGCAGCAGCACCGGCAGCACCCCCGATGCCCATGAGCTTGGCGATAGTTCCTCCAGCCATAAGGGCTGCGCCCAATGGCTCCAGAACCGGCGCAGCGGGCGGGAACATTGCCCCCGCCTCCATGGACAGCATTCCTAAGCCGCGAGCCGCCAGCGGCAAGCCAGCGCCAACAAGGGCGCCTACCGCCGCCTTCTTCCCGAATTCAGGGTTGTCCACCTTCTCACGAGAACCAAACAGGTACTTTCCAACTGCGTGCAGGGCATCGGCTCCCGCATTGGGGCCTAACCCACCGGGCGCGCGCATACTGGCTGACTGTGCAGCGAGTTCGTCAGCGCTGGTGTCCTGAGTCTTTGATGGGGCAGCCTTCGGCGGGGCGGCCGAGCGCTGTGCTGCAATGGACTTAATCTGTTGCAGTTTCGCCAGATCATCCTTCGATGGATTCGAGGGCATCTGGATTACGTTGCCATCTGGCAACTCGACATCCACCATTGCGTCAGCCATTACTGGCCTCCGTGTTGTTTCAGATAATCATCCATCGACATGGACTTACCAGTGGCAGGCTTTGCAACAGGTTCGCCGCCGCCTTCCTCAAAATCAGAGGCCATACGGTCGCCTGAATCATATCCAGTGCGGCCTTCCTTCTTGAGCCACTGTGGGAAATCAAGTTTGGATTTGGACAAGGCGTAATCGGTCGTGTCCTGCACGGTAAATGGAATGGCCTCATGAATCTGCTTGAGTGCAGAAACCATATTCGCTCGGGTCTTGGAGTAGGCTGGATTCTGCAATGCAGCACGATCCAACTGACCTTGAATGCCCTGCTCAACGATCTGGCGAGCTTCTGCAAGTGTCTGTGCAGCCGTGGCTTTGCTCATGTCCTGAGTCGCCGTGATCTGCGTTTCCAGATGCTTATAGTCACCCTGAGATACGGATGCACCAGCACCCTTGGAAAGTACGCCAGCGGCGCGCGCAAGGCCCTCCATAGCGATGGCATATTGCTTTTCTTCCTCAGTGTTCATTGAGGCGCCAAAGTAATCCTGTGAACTTCCGAAAAGGCCCCCGCTTCCGGTGCGCGCAAAGATACCCGTCATGCCGGGAGAGCCCGTCTTCTGGTAAATGTGAGCCACGTTTCTCAGGGCTTTGGTTGCTTCGCGGGTGGCTACGTCTGCCGCAGTGATCTGTCGCTCTGTGACAGCCGTGACCTTGCCATTGGCGTCCACGCCTTCTTTGGCGAGTTTCGCCTTACGTTCACGCTCCGCAATGATGGAATCAGCATTTCGTTCGCGCGTATCCGCCTGCTGCTGCTGGATGACAATTCTCTGATCGGTCTGTTTTAGCTTTTCCTGTTGAAGCTGAGTCAGCGCCATGTTCTTGAGTTGGCCCAAGCGCTGCACACCAGCCTGATCCAGAGTTTTCGGGAACCCAATGGCATCCAGTTGCGCCTGATCCTCCGGAGCGGCGTTCTGCCACACGGAATTCAGGGAGTCCTGATCCTTGATCTTGTCGAAGATTCCTGAGAAAGAACGCAGGGTGGATTCGCGTTGCTTCTGCGCCGATGCAGCGGCTTCCTGATTGGCTTTACGGGCCTGAGCGGCCTCGGACTTGAGCTTTGCCCCGCCCTGAGGATCGCCGCCTGCAATCAAGGCATCGGCTTGCATGTCCAGAATGTCTGGCATGGCTTTGGCTTGCTGTAGGCCTTGCTGCTGGAACTGCTGCAAGATGCCGTCGATTCTCTTTTGCTTGGCAAAATCATAAGCAGCCTTTTGTCCAACCACTTCATTCAGCGCATGAGCCTGCTGCATGTCCTGCAACTGTTGCTGCTTGGCTTGCAGGTCAACTTTATTGTTGGCAACCTGATTCACCCACGGCTGGGCTGGCGTATAGGACTGCATGAAGCTGTCGATAAAATTTCCAGCCATAAATCACCCGATTAGTGAACTGCCGCCGCCGAATAGGCCCGACAGGAATCCGCCGCCAGAGCTTCCGCCGAACAAACTGCCCAAGCCACCCAAGATTCCGCCGATTCCAGAAGTGAGGCCTCCAGAAGCGGCTGCACTTCCGCCACTCGCGTACTGGGCCGCCGCAGATGGAGAACCAATCGTTGCGCCCGACAGTTGAGCGAGGTCTTGCTCTTGCTGTTGATAGAAGTTTGCGGCAGAGGTCTGTCCGTAATTCATCAGAGAGGAGAGCGTGTTTCCTGAATTCAACATTCCGCGCGCCGCTGCACTGCCTTGAACTCCTTGCAAACCTTGACTCAACTGCGCCTGATAGGCCGGGTTGTCGTAGATCGAAGAAGGATTGCTCATCAACTGCGACAGCATCGCCTGATACTGAGGGCGCTGAGAGGCAAATGGATCGGCTGCATTCTGACCCTTCTGGGCGGCATGTGAAGACTGCTGACCGCCCAAGATGGAGCCAAGTCCGCCGCCGATGGCCCCTAGAGCGCCACCGCCACCGCCGCTAAACATATCACTGACAAAGCTCATAGTTTCTTCTCCAAAATCACTTCTGATTCCTCATAGCCGAGGTGAGTCAGAATTGGCACGATGCTCTTGTGTGAGCGCGAGCCGACATACACACGAACAACGCCCATTTGACGCAGCGATGCTTCGACGAATTCATTAAGCATTTTGCCAATGCCAGTACCACGAAAAACCTGATTCACGTAGAGCGCTTGATTAAAGGCGCACAGACTGCCTCCAAGAAGCTCACTGTTGAACATCTGGCCCCACCAGTATCCGACCAGTTTTTCACCATCCCGAACCGTGAAGCAAACCAGCTTCCCAGAATTCTCTTGAGCGGACAGCGCCTCAACATTTACAGCGCCTTCTGTCTCGCCTACTTCGGCGTAGTGATCCTGTGCCGTGACCTTGATTTCAGGCCAGCACCGAACCCAACTTTCTTTTTGAAAACGAATCGACATTTCAGGCATCACTCTTGGTTGAATCAGAACCCAACAGATTGTTCACGTAAGTCAGGTAGTCTGTTGGATTGGACAGATTGTAAGACGGAAATGGTGAGAATTGTCCGGCATAAGTGGCTGCGTTAAGAACCACAGGAGCGGCCTGTTGGTCGCCGCCCGTTGGAAGGCTCTGCGCGCTCTGTCCGCTCTTGGATGAACTGGAGCCTTTCTGTTTCATGGCCTGATTCAACAGATCGTTCAACATACTGCTACTGCTTCCGCCGCCAAGACTGAAAGCAGCCGTTCCCGTTCCGCCAATGGATGGCGTAGACCCAAAGAATGAAGACACGCCAGTTCCACCGACAGAGGGCGCGGCAGCACTAAAGGATGGCATTACTGAGCTTTCGCCCAAAGCACCCGAGAATGTTCCGCCTGATCCAAGACCAGATGAGGCTCCGGCAGAGCCAGCGCCGTAGGCCGCCCCGCCGAGCGCGGCGAGCATCGCAAGCAAGGATTCACCTTGCATGGTGCCAACCTTTCCTAATGCGCGACCAGAACTGGCGCCTTCTTGCTCATAGCCTTTTTTCTGGGAGGCCAGCATGCCTAAAATGCCCGTGCCTGTGGCGCCACCGGCTGACATGGTATTCAGCCCGCGTGTGTAGTCCGCCAGAAAACCTTTGTCGCCAAAGACATGGTCGCCCATCCAGCCACCAAGAGAGCCAAGCCCGTTATCGTAGACTTGATTGCCGATTCGAGCGGCCTCGCCCTGAACTCTGTTGAACTGTTCGCCAAGCCATCCGCCGCTCATGTTGTCACCTGTGCATCTGTTGAATAAACACGCCACTGCCCATTGGAATAATAGACCGGAACGCCTGTTCCATTCCCGGCGGTTTCACCCACCTTTCTGCCGTTTGTGGCGAATGCCGTTTGCCCTTCCTGAATGCCTTTTGGAAGCTGGGCAGCAGGATACGACTGGTAAAGGTTTCCAGTGTTGTGGGCCTTTTGCAGTCCAATAAACAGGGATTGCCACGACGATCCTGTGAACGGGTCGGCGATTGATCCGATTGGAAGTTGATTGTTCATGACGCGCCCACCCTGAAAGTGACTTCCAAGGCATCGTAGCGATTCACCCAGTCAATCGGGATTTGAACCCTCCAAGAACGGCGGCGGCTCTGCCCAAGATTTCTGGCAATCGGATGCTGAGAAGTCATGTCCACACTTCTTGGCGTGGAGTATTTCGATGGATCGTTGCCGTTATCGTTGTAGCTGATCCCGGCAATATTGGGATGCGCAGAACCGTAAACCTGATCGCCTACCATCGCAGCGGACTCGTATTGCTTATTGCGAGTCGTACCCAAGTCGACAGGAGGGGTCGTTACCAGAGGAACATAAACACTCGCCGGAACGGTTCTCCAGTTGTCTCCTACCGCATAGGTCGGGGCCTCCAGAGTGCTGAGGAAATAATGCCCGTCATACCCAAGCGTATAAGCGATGTCTTCATTGATGTAAGCCACCCGATCAAGACCGTTACTGACATCAGCGGTATAGATCGGAGGATTCCACAGATACCACTTCTTGACGACAATATCGAACACGTAAGCGACAGAAAGAAAGGTGACGCAATACGCGATATGTCCACGGAAACGAATAAATGATGCGCCCACGAAATCAGCGGACAAATCACTGAAAATCTTGTCGATCAAAGGGTAGGTGATGCGCTGAGGAACCAGCGTGTTCGGCGCATAAAGGAAGGCTGGAATCCCGGTAGAATCTTGCGCGCCGAGAAAACCAACATACTCGTTCTGTTGGGCGATGCTCAATGCAAAGCTACACCCAACGCCAGCATTCAGACCCAGCACTGGCGAGGCGGCAGAGCCATTGATGGCCCCTGTTACCGTGAAGAACCTAACTTCATTCGTGCCAAACGCGACGATATACCCCGCGTGAGTCGCTAGGCCGATGGGATCGGTGATGGAGTTTGAGAACGCATTGGTGAAATTCAGGCCGTTGTAGATGAATGTCGTACCAACATCGCTGTTCCACAGATTTCCCTTGTTATCGAGTAGCCAGATGTAATTGTCGAACGTAGTCGGCTTAATCATCGGGAACTGATGGGTGTTCGTCCCAACAGGCGCAAAGGTTTTCGATACAAAAGCGCCTACCGTCAACGTCACGCCAACAAACGTCCAGAAGTTTTGACCGGGCTCTGCATATTGAGCGACCACTCCAACAGACTCGATGAAGTCGGCATTGAAAGTAGCCCCAACGCCAACTCCGGAAGTGGAATCTTGCGTGAGGGGATTCGTTGGAGGAACGTCTACCAGACCAACAATCGTGCTGGAGATTCCGGTGATGCCGCCAGTGCCATTCACC